GGCACTGTAATAACAAATGGGTTTTGTTGAAGTTGTCTCTCCTGCTGTTGTATCATCAAAGACTTCAGAAAAAGATTATCTGTTTTATCTTCTACTGGATCCATTAATGCGGATAAGGGAGTAGTTGAATTAGTTTGTGCTGCCGCATTATTTTCTTTTTGGATAAATTGTCCAAAGTTTGGAACAACATAATTAGATGGCATGACTGAATTTGGACCCTTTTGCCAAGAGTAATGAGCATAGTTTCCCTTTTTATCAAACATAGGATCTTCAGCAGCAACTCTATTTCCGGGCATTTTTTGACCCTTAAAGTCAGTTCTTCCTTCCAATCTCTCAAGAGCTGCGACAAGTTTTGCTTGACCTTCAGGAGACATGAGTTTTTTTACCTCAGCGTCAACATTTGCATTTGGCAGATATCCCTCAAACTGAGGATGTGCGGTTCCTTGTCCTGCCGTTACTACACTTTTAACAGAATTTGGGAACTCCTTAGATGCAACTCTGTTTAAGACAGCACCAGCAACCAGATATCTGTCATCTCCAGGTCCTGCTTCACCAGCAATTGTTTTAGCCATTTGAACGTAGTCTTCACGAGACAATCCTTTTAATTTTCCACCTCCAGATCCAATATCAAGAGTTTCACTCCCAGCAGTACTACCTGGGCGACGATCAGGATCACCATCATCGTCATCATTTCCACCACCTCTCATCCATTCTGGTAAAATTTTACCAAGTGCCTCTAATAGTCCTTGCCACCATGGTTTTTTATCAAAATACGCGCCCAATCCTGCTGCTTGTAGTTCAGCATATTTTCTTTTGTTATTTTTCTGTGCTTCTAACATACCTTCACCAAACATAAGGAATGTTTTCTTGCCTTTAGAACCTTCAAGTGGGAAAACACCTTCTTGACCAGCTTCGCCAACTAGACCAGCAACTGGTCGGGTAACAATACCACCAGAAGCAAATGGAGTCAAACTCTCTGAGTTAGAGTTACTAGATTTATTTCCACCTGTTAAAGCATCATAAATTGCTCCACCAACTAAGTCACCCGCAATACCACCAAGAATAGTACCAACGCCAGGAATTGGAACAAATGATCCTAGACCAGCACCAAGTGTAGCACCAACTGCTTTTGCTGCTGCTCTACCAACTGGTTCCCCTAAAGCAAGACTTATACCAAAATCTAATAAACCACCAACTATAGGAACTCTCTTTAATACCGGACTCAAGAATTTCATCACTCTTGCTCCTTTAGCAAGACCCATTCCTGCTGCTTCCAAACCTTCTGCGCCAAAGCGTTTCATGGCAGCTTTCTGACCATATCTTTGAGCGTATCTCTTTGTTATATCATTTTGTGCTGTACCAAGCGAGTCTGGACCAGCAGTGCCAGCAAGAATTCTGTTAGTAGATAACTTACTACCAGTCATACCGTTGTTGCGGAAATTCATTCCACGGATACCAACGCCTCCGGCATTAGCAGTAGATAATCCTGATGCTCTTTGTGCTTTTCTGCCAGCACGACTCATTCTACCAAGACCACGACGGCGACCACGGCGACCACCACCAAGCATACTCAATCCAGTATCTAAAAGATTTCCCATGCCACCAAGCATGTTACCAAGAATTCCACCTTGAGGACCTTCAAAACCAGATCCTTCGGGATCTAGATTTCCACTAGACTTACGCTGCTGCGCCATATTTGATTTTTCAGAAGCAGATAATTGTCTGGCAGCAATTTTTTCTTGTGTATTTTCTGCATTTGAAGCAAGCAGCATTTGCTGTTGTAATTGACGCTCCGCAATACCAACTTGAAGTTGCCCTAAACTTTGAACACTATCAACTACTTTTACATTTATTCTCTGTACACTATCAATTGCTTGAACAGTAGTATTATTAGATCTAACAATTATCTGCCCAATTTGATTCAGAATACCAGCAATGTCTTTAATTTCTGTTGCTGTAGTATCAACACTAAATCCAGCAGCATTAGTTTTAGTTCCTTGATATTTGGCAACTTCTCCACCAAGAACTTCAGGATTAATTGCTTGTGGTCCTGCTTCCAACAGTTTTTGAGCGACACCGACACCACCACCAGCAGCAAGTCCTCCCCCACTAAGTGCCGATAATGCCCCACCAACATCACCGGCACTACCAAAAATTTCATTTGAAACATTATAATCAAACCCACCACGAAAGCGAGATGCCTGAGATCCTGTAGGATCTCTACCAGGACCAGGATCTGATTCAAATCTACCTCTAGTTCTGGCAATTCTATCCCCACCAAAACTAGATCCTAATGCTCTCTTAAAGAAATATCCTTTACCAATTCCTGCTTCTTCTAACGATGTACCACCATCTTCTGCTTTTTTTGAAGCAAAAGCACGCTCTTTGCGAGCCATGTTTGAAGATCTTCCTACTCTATCACCAATAGCACTAGCAATATTACCGAGAAAATTTCTCTCAGTTCTTAAATCTGTTGGGTTTAAAAATCCGTGTGCCATTATCGTTGTTTAGCGGCGGCTTCGTTTTGTTGTTTAACTTGTTCCAAGTGTTGCATCAATAGAGAAACATATACTTGCCTCTCAAACGGCATCATATTTTCAACATCACTTAAACTATATTTATGATGCTGCATCAAAGCAAAGTTAGTTTTGTAGTACCCCTCCAAAGTATTATGGAAGAGTGCTATCCGAAAAAACTGGATAACCCCGAAAATACGACCTCATTCTCAACACCAGTATTTGGATTTTGTACTTTTACGGTGTGCTCTAGTTTAGGAGCAGATTCAAAGAATTTTTGAATTTTTTCAAATTGACTATTAGTAAGATTTTCTAAAAATTGACCAAATTCTTTTTTTGAAGTAGTAGAACTATCATATACGTCTTCACCATCAAAAATTTGATCAATACAACCAGAAATGATATCAACTACAGAATCAGCAGTTGGTTGTGTCCCAATAATAGATCCAGCAACAAAAGTATCAAATTTTGGATATTTCATCACAATTCCCATATCATCAGTAAGCATAATTTTATTAGAATGTCCTTCTGGTTTTTGAACCTGAACTTCTAACAAATTAAGATTATAACGAACTTTTGTGGTTCCATCATCTTGGCATGTAATAGTCATTTCCACAACTTCACCAATAGACACAGCACGAATTTGAAGGAAAATATATTCCAAATCAAAAATTGCCAAATCCTCTATTTTTACTCTAGTTTGAATACAACCTTTCAATAATTGTTTTACCGCATTCTCAATTTGCTTTGAATCTTGTGACTCTAATGCCAAAAGAAGTAGTTTTTCTTCTTTTACTACAAATGGACGATATTTAATTTTTTTGCCATTAGACGGAATTTCCAACTCATAGGTTGGAAGCACAACTTGTGGTAATGCCATTATGTTTAGATCATATCATATTAATATTTAGTGCGACTTTTTGACGCAAAAATGAGCAGGAAAAATTTTCCCACTTTCATGGAATTGAAAAATCAATTTTCAAATGGAATTACTTCTATTGGAATTGGTCCAGTAGATGTACCACCATTAACAACTTTAACTTTTTGATCCAATGGTCTACCTGTTACCGCAGTAATATCTCTATTAATAGTGTAGTGTCTCTGATATTTAAACTGAACAGTAACTTTAGTAATTTGAGAAGATCCAAACTGAAGTGGAACAGCATCAACAGCATATGGATATGCCTTTTCCATAACATATGTGATTGGTTTTCTTTGCGTTGGTGAATCTGGTCCAGTCTCTGTCTTAGTAATTTTTACAGTGCCAGCATATTCATTTCTATACTTTACTCTAACAGTTCTATTCTCTGTTGTGCCCGTCTCATCAAACATAGAATTATACCAACTGTTTAAATATTTTAACATAGAAAGATCGGCATCTAGCATGAATCCCAACTGAAGTTCTGTAAATACTTTAGTGTGTGGATAATCTATATTGCCGAGTCCGGTATAAAGACCGTTAATAGTTCCAGTTGCCGTATTAATATTTGGGAGTTGTGCTTCGTCACAAAAATATTCAATTCCCTCAGATATACCAGGATAACTAACTGGAACATTCTCAAAGGCGACAACAAAATTATTAGAGTATGACATTCCGCCTCTAGCGGATATGGCAGACATAAATTTATTGATTGACACACTAAATACCTATGTTGGTCCTTCTATATTTATGGCGTACTCTGGATTTTACAAACCTAAAAATCCTACTAAGTACCGTGGCAATCCTTCAAACATAGTTTATAGGTCGCTATGGGAACGTAAGTTCATGGTGTTCTGTGATAACAATCCATCAATAATTGAATGGGGTAGCGAAGAGGTAATCATTCCTTATCGCGCACCTGATGGTAAAGTAAGACGATATTTCCCTGACTTTTACATCAAAGTAAAAGAAAAGAGTGGCAAACTTACCAAGTATATTATTGAAATCAAACCCAAAAAACAAACTCAACCACCGAATGAGAAAAACAAAAAAACTGCTGCCTATCGTAATGCCGCACTGACTTACGTAAAGAACCAAACTAAATGGTCCGCTGCGCGAGAGTATTGTGAAGACAGGCAGATGAACTTCTTAATACTAACCGAAGATCACTTAGGAGTCTAAAATGGCAACCGGATTTGCGTCAGTCCAACGTAATACTACAAACAAGGACCCAGGATACAAGACATTATTTGAACGAGTCTCTGCTAAGACAGGTGGAGAGAAAAAATCCATGACTTGGTATAGATCTGCAGTAAAAGCAGAAGCAAGTAAATATAAAAAGAATTTCAACAAGTACATCTTAGACGAAAAGAAAGATCGTGTTGGTGCTGTCAAAGAACAAGACAAGAATGAACTGCGTAGATATGCAGTAGCAGGTCATCTATACATGTTTGAATACAAGGCAAAGATGAAGTGGTTGCCTTACTATGATAGATTTCCTTTGGTGTATTGTTTCAAGGCACCAGGCAAGCATGAATTTTGGGGTGCTAACTTACACTACCTATCCCCAAAGAAAAGATTGATCGTTACTAAGAAATTGATACAAGGAAGAATTGATATACCTAAGGTATGTTTCCATAAATATCTAAGTAGTCATGTAGATGGATTATATCTTGACCTTGCTGCAGATGAATGGGACACTGCTATTCTTTTGCCGACCGAGGATTATGTGAAGCAAGTTAACGGAGTGACTTTTCCTGTCGATAAAAAAATCGTATGGGAAGAGACCGATGATAAATTCTACGATAAAATCTCAGGTCAAAGAATGATTAGAGGATACGG